CGTGAGTGGGCGAATCATGAGTGTCTCTAACGAAAGATCAATTTTATTCATAACTATATTACATTGCTGCTCACAATATTGAGTAGATATGGGTGGTAGATTAATCATGTTGGAACAAAATAAATAGATCGCGGGAGTGAGTTTGTGTAAACTCCCGCTGTGATGTTTATGACTTGCGATGCGGTCATTGACTGATTCAAATACTGGTCGGGCCCGCCGAGTTTAAACACACCGTTCAAAAAAAGCGCCCAATTACAATCTGGACAAGAGCCGGGTGCTCTATAGTAAAGAGTGCCTGCAACACCAGCAGTGACAGAAAAATCGTTTGTATTGACGAGATATGGATCACTAGAAGTTCCTGAACCAGTAGTGGACACCGATACTGTCAAATTTGCGGAGAAAGGCGTTCCTGTGGTAGTACTACTATATGTTCCATTACCAGCAGAATTGATAGCTCGGACTCGCACCGTATACGAAGTGCCATTGGCGAGTCCTGTTAAGGTATATGATGTGCTTGTGCTATTTGTATTAACTATACTTGCTGATCCGCCGCTCGGAGTATATTCTACTGTATATCCAGTAATAGGCGTTGATCCAACATATGCTGGCGCAGTCCAAGTTAATGCTAACGATTGGTTTGATGGTGTGGCGGATAATCCTGTTGGGGCATTTGGTGGAGCTAATACCTCTCCACAATCTATAATATCAACAGCGACAGTTAGAGTATTTGCATTATCGTTGTAACTAATATTAATCCCACTAGTTCCAACTAGTAAATTGTTTACTCTATCATCAACAGCCTCATCCCAATTGGTTATATCATTGACAGTATGAGTATGACCACTTAGACTAACTCCTGTACCATTAACTAAAAGATTTTGACTAAAATTACCAGTACCAACTACGTCTAATTTATATGATGGAGAAGATGTCCCTATGCCTACTCTATCTGTACTAGCATCAGTAAACAATAAATTAGCATCATTATCGCCCTCAACTCTAAAATCATAGTTGCCACCAAGATCATTAATAACCGTACCACTTAGTCCAATGGTCATTTTTTCTGTTGGATTTCCAGCTATGCCGGTAGCTTTAACATAAAACGATATTTTTTCCATAGGGTTAAAATCACCCCTAGAACCTATCCAAGTGCTGGATGTTGATAATCCCCACCAAAGATTATCTGGAGTAAACGGGTCGTTGGGTACCTGTACAATATATGCCCCGCCGTAAGTAGAGTGCATATATAATTTAGTATCTCCAGCGTTTGGGCTATATAGTCCCAAAATATTATTAGACCCAATACTAGGGTTATTGATAGAAATATATCCCTGTTGATCACTGGTTGTTTCGTAAATATTGCTTATACCAAGAGATGAGATATTGTTCCATACTGGTAAAAATTGACCAATTCCAGTTCCAGTAGGCACAGCTGTGCCATTTACCTGCAATGTTGCGAAATTTCCACTACTACTCGGCACCCAGTAATCTGTAACGCTATTATATTGCAAGAACTGTCCGTTAGTGGCTCCGCTTACTGCGACGTCGTGATTATCATCAAGATGACCATAACTTGTTGGTCTAACAAAAATTTTACCATTTTGAGCAACATTAGTTATAATAGCAACACTAATACTATGTTTTGGTTCAACTTTGGTAAGTTTGCCGGGAACTGTTGGATGAACATAAAGAATATCTCCTTGAAGCCAAGCTGGTTCTCCGGTTGTCCAAAGTTTATTTGTTGTTCCATAAGTAGCGGCATCTCCTCGTGTATCAACACCACGTATATATCCAAATTGTGTTGCAAATCCATTGTTGCCATTATCTGTCAAGTCTTCCGTCATCAAGCCCATAAATTGGATTTCTCTAACAGATCCATCAGCAACATATAAATTTACTTCTATTCTATTATTAGATCCAGGGCTTAATCCGCTAGCATATACTGGTTGGCCGGCTAATAAAGTAGTTCCAGTAACATTTCGTACTCTATACAGCAATTCTTCACCAAGATGCATAGCGTAATTGTCATTTAATCCTAAATCTAATGTGCCCTCGGTCTCGTTCCATTGTAGCTGACCGGCCGTAAGATTAGGATCATCTAATCCAGTATTAAAAATTAATTGGTCTAATAAACCACTATTAGCAGTTAATACTGAAAAATTACCGCTATTAGCTGTTATGTTTCCACTAGTATTAATAAAATTAGCTGGCATAATTAAACCTATGGTATAAAATCAATGCTTAAACCGCTTATATAATAAGATTTGCTTGGCGTTACTGTTGGCGTGGGGGTTGCTGTTGAGGTTACTGACGGAGTAACTGTTGGAGTTGCTGTTGAGGTTACTGACGGAGTAACTGTTGGAGTTGCTGTTGAGGTTACTGACGGAGTAACTGTTGGAGTTGCTGTTGAGGTTACTGACGGGGTAACTGTTGGTGTTGGTTCAGCACCTCCTACATCATACACTGTTTGTAAAATATCAACTCCTGCTGACCATCTAATATTATTACTATTTAAACCACTAACTAAAACGTCTAAGCTATTAGTTCCTGTATTAGCTATTACTCTTGCTGAAATACCATTTAGATTATCGTCTATAAAGTTTTCTTCCCAAATACTATTTACCAAGCTAATAGTATTACTAGTTCTTTTGATAACTCCTCTAAAATTCCATCCAGCAGCACCATCGTTGGTATCGCTATAACAATTAAGATTAATATTAAAATTCCATACACTTTTAACTGGCAGAGTCATAATTCCTGAAGATCCATAAATAAAAAGAGTTGTTTCGTCGGAGTTAGTTGTTTCGTTCCTAACAATTAAAAAACTTTTTAATGAATCATTTTCGTTACTAAAATATCCATTACTTAAAGATAATTTTCCATAAGGATTTGTTGTTCCTATTCCAATATTAAGACCATCATCATAAATAATACCACTTGTTATAGTGTTATTATCAACCCATTTAGAATAGTAATTTGCTATTCCGCTACCATCAATATCTCCACCAATACTAGGTAAAAAACTCCAATTATTAACTCCGTCTCCGATTTTTAAAATATTATTGGATAGATCATATCCTGGTTCACCACTAGCTAATATTGGATCAATACTATCCCATTCGGAATCTGTTCCTTTTCTTAAAATTATAAGATCATTTACTGGCATAAAAAATCCTCGAAACTTTACCAGTATTATAAATTATGGAGAACCACCATCAATTACCGCATAGTAGATATATGTTGGATTATTAGCACTAACACCGCTAATTCTAGTTAAACCATCGATAACACTAGAAGATTGACCCAAATTAACGGTTGTGGATAGTGTTCCAACTTGACCAAAAGTAACTCCACTGCTTGCTAGTTTAGTTACTGCTATAGCAGCACTAGCACTAATATCTTCATCTACTATAGTACCATTAACAATTTTGGCACTAGTCACAGTATTATCAGCTAATGTTGTGCTAATACTTAAATTTCCATTACCAAGATCTGTTAATGTTACACTACCACTTCCGGTAACATCCCCAGTTAATGTGCCGGTAATAATAGGATCGGGTAATCCTGTTAAACTAGCAAAATTTCTGTAATAATCTCCATGTTGTCCATCTAAAAGATCAGCATTTAGATTAGTAACCAAGCCTGTAGATGCTACTTGTAAACTATTACTAATAAAATCTCCGCTAGTATAAACATCTCCGCCGCTAAATTCCCATCGATCATTACTAGTATTCCACACTAAATCTTTGGTATCAGTTCCAGTATATACTTCAAAACCACCAGTATTTAATCCGCTAGTATTAACTCTTATAATATTATCACCAATATCTACCGTTGTGCTATTAACAGTAGTTGTTGTTCCATTAACTATTAAATCTCCTCCAACAGTAACATTTCCTGTGGTAGTAATATTACCAATTCCGCTAATATCTTTATTACCATCTAATACCACAGCCCTATCTGGACTGGCGGTTCCAGCAATTACACCAGAAAGATATGCTAATTCACCAGTAGTAACAATGCTACTAGCATCAGTAATATCATTCCAAACATGAGTGTGATTTAGTAATGAATACCCGCTAGTATCTATTGTTAAGGTATTGGTACCGCTATCATAACTTAAAGCAATTCCAGTACCAGCAGATAGTGTAGTATCAACTTGATCGCTTACTGCGCTAGCAAAATCATTAATTAATGACGATGGAATACCAGTAACACCAACTGTTAATGTATCACCACCATCATCATAAGTCCATGCTATTCCGCTACCGTTTCTTAAAAATCCGGTTGATCCAGCATTAGTTCCAATAGCATCTTGGGACGCTTCATCAAAATCTGTTATATCAGAACTAGAATGACTATGATTTAGTAATGAATATCCACTAACATTAATAGTTAAAAAATCACTAGCATCATTATAATCTAAAACTATACCCGTACCATTCCGTAAAAATCCAGTAGTTAAGTGATCTCCACTAGCAATAATATCTTGAACTTCCTCTTCGCTAACAGCGGCATTAGTAATTCTAGCATCAACAGCACTATTAAAATCATTAATTTGTGAAGATAATATTCCGGTAACACTAACTGTTACGGGTGTTCCTGTTGTGGCAGAAAAGTTGATACCGATACCGCTAGTTCCTACAAGATCACTACTATTAGGTAATATGCTAGCATAAGGTAGACTATTCCATGCTGTTAATCCATCTCCTATTTTATACTTTCTAAGTGATGTGTCTAAGCCCCATTCGCCAGCACTTAATGTTGGATTAGCATTAATCCATTCACTTGTTGTTCCTCTACGAACTTGAAGTAATGTTTGAACTGCCATAGTAATTAGCCCTTTATATTATAATTATGGTGAGCCGCAATCTATTTCATAGCTATCTATAAAATTGCTCAAATAGTTGTCTAATCCAATTATGTCTGAAACTGAAACGAAACCAAGGGATGAGCCTGATATTATCTCAACAGTTTTATCAGTAGTAGTTTCAACTTCTAAATTATTAAAAATATTTCCAATACTAGTTTCGATCTCTATAATATTTTTAGAATCATAAATTTCTAATATTAATTCGCTCAAGGTTCGCACTCCAATAAATTATTTGATTGACTAAATCGTTTAACTATATTAATATTACCATATAATAATCGTATAATATATTTACCACCACCAACATATAAGTCGTCATCGCTTTGAAGTTCCAAGTCATATTTTGCAGTATTAAATGTGAACGTATTTGTGGTGCTGGCTGGAATTAGTAATGTTAATTTACCAATAACGGGCTCGATAATAAACTTATATACACTATAATCTATATTCTCTGTGCTAAAAGTTTGAGTAATATTTGTATTGGTTTTCCATGTTAGTCTAGCACACCAATTTGTAAGATCAACAGGATTTCCATTATCATCTTTGTAAACCAAACTCAATTTAAAAGAGCTACCCTGTTCTATGCTAAAATCATATTTTGATGCGGCCATTAAGGAAGTTCCTTATGGTATAATGTTAGAATATTCTATAATTAATAGATACACCAATTAACTATTTTAACTTTAATAGGTATTTAGCTTGACCACAATCATAAATCTTGAAAAGATCTTTGTTATATCCACTATTACCGGGAAATTTTAGTCTATGAAAAGTTTGGAATCCGTCCGTCCATCTAAAACTAGGATAAATATGAACATACTCAAAACCTAAACTTTTTAGATAATTTCCTTTGCCGTATCTTTTATCTATAAAAGTCATTATACTATCAGGTTTTTTATCCTTAACCGCATAAGTTAATAATTTGCTAAAAGCACCAGTTATGCTATAAAATTTACTATTACAAAATCGACTTATTTCATAATCATTATTTTTATTTCTTTTGAGTCGTAGAGCTGCTACGATCTCGTCTTTAAAAGTTAAAACGTAAGTGGTCCCTCTACCCTTTCCCATTAAATGATTAGTCTCAAAATACATATCAGAAGCTTTATCGTCAATTTTATTTAGTTCACACTTTCTTGCAAATATCTTATTTGATCGTCCCAATCGATTCAATACCATACTTTGTACAATCTCAAATTTATCTCTAATTTCATCTTCTCTGAAAAACAAACTATCATAATTAGCATTTTCATAAGCTGTTTTTTTGTGTAGATGATAGTCATCATTTCTACAATTGTCACTATGCCAGTATAATCCATCGACCTCTACAATTAAATTATTTAGCATAAAATCAGGAATATAAGTTTTATCATTAATATTTAATCTTGTATGAATATTATAATCTAATCCACTATCGTCCAAAAAGCTTTTAAATCTTAATTCTAAACTTGAATAACTATCTGTTCTATACATATTTTTAGCAATATCAAATCCATACTGACTAATAAGTTGATTAAATCTACTCAAACAATAACCCGTTTTTTCTGCCCAAAAAGAAGCTCCTTTACCATCGAATAGTCTAGCATTACCATTAATTATCATAGTGTTTACTATTTTAGTTTTAACATCAGGATGTTGAGTAGCATGAAAATAGCCATATTTATCTAGATTAGTATTTTTAATTTTATCCTGAATTTCTGGAGACTGAGAAACGTTTTCACACCCATATTTATTTAAATTAGTAACTTTTACTCTTTCTCTCATTTTATGATTTTGCATATGATGATCCGCACCATATTTATCTCTCATAGTTTCTACAATTTTATTTTTAATATCATCATTAGCAAATGGATTATCGTGTCCATATTTTGTCAAGTTGGTCTGTTTTCTTTTTTCTAAAAATTGTTCTTTATAATTTTCTCCATATTTTTCTTTAAAAGTTTTTTCTTTCTTTTTTTGTAAATCTCCTCGCGTGTCGATATTCTGAAGATCAAAATATCTTGTTAGGGAGGTTTTTGGAATATTTAATTTTTTACTAATATAGGCTATGCTATAATTTTGAGCTAATAAATCCATAATACTTTCTTTATGCTCTTCTATATTATAATCTGATAGTTTTTCTTTTACATCTTGTCTTTGAGCCGAGTTTTTAACTCCATACTTTAATAAACTAAGCTCTTCTCTTTTCTTAAATTTACATTTTACACAACAATCTTTATTTAGTTCTTTATTTTGAAGATTGCGCGATTTGTAGGATTTGTCAAATATATTATTGCAATAATCACAAACTACCACTATTTTTTTGCTTGATCCAGAGCTAAGGGCCTCTATCGAGTATCCGTATTTTTGTAGGGTTTTTGAGTTTTCTAACATCTTTTCTCCTTGTGTGTCTACTTATAGTAGAGCAAATCCTTGGTTTGTCAAAGCATAGAATCCTATTGTGTATACAAAATAAGGGCTGGCAGAGCCAACCCTTAAATTGTTAACATTAAAAACTAGATATCATAGTGAGCCGAGTAATACTCGACGATTATCTAGTACGGCGAACCCTAATTCTGCCCAGCCATAGAATCCGGCTCGTTTCTGACGATGAAGAGTTTCATCTTCAAAGATCTGAACTTCTTGACGAATTGGCATTACAAAACTGTCGTTCTTGCGAAGATCAAGACCAACAACAATTTCGGTATCGCTACCTGGCATAGCAGCGCCAAGAGTGCTACTATAGAATAGTTGATATTCTTGACCAACACCAAGTTCGTCTAGATCATGAAGATTAACACCGAAAACTCGATTAAGAGCACCATCAGCAGCGGTGTAGATCTCTCTACGAGTAACTTCATCAACCTGATCAACACCCCAGTTACGAATATCTTCCATCGCTTCTGGAGAAACATAAAGGTCGGTTAGCATACCTCTATTATTTGAAGTTGAGTTACCGCCACCATTGCGTCTCATAACAGTCTTCATCAAGCTTACTAGTCTCTTTGTAAATTGACTAGCATTAGCGTCGCTGTCGTAAACCACAATGTTACGATCAACACCAGCGGCTAATAGGGTGTGCCAACCATCATCATTCATTTTCTTAACGAAACTGGCTTCTAGCACTTCCATAGCACGACCAACAACATCCCAACGAGCGTCTCTAGCATACTTTAAGAGATAATCAATGCTGGCACCAACATCATATGTTGGAACCATAACATAATCACCCTCAACATGACGCTCTGGAATATAGCCGTGATTAGGAATTGTGTAGGCCACAAAATCCTTTTCCGTACCAGGAGCTAAAAAGTCAAGAGGAAACTCAGGAGTAGCACTTTGGTCAAGTCTGATAGCTTCAAAGATGCCATCGAGAACATCACCATTGAGAATACCCTGACGAAGAGGTAGTTCTAGGGCTTTTGCAAATTCGGCATTAGCTGCTAAAGCAACCTCACGTTGAGCACTACCAGAACGTTTTAGCAAATCACTAAGTTCTGGTGTTGGTTGAAATTTTTCAGTTTTGGCTGACATATTGTTTTTCTCCGTTTATAATTATAGGTTAACTGATACTTTAGCATAGCCGTCAGTGTCTTTACCGCTCAAGAACTGACCGATTTTAACACTATTGGTACTACTTGTACCAATTAGACCACTAGCACCAACATAAGCATCAACACCAGCGGAGGGGGTAATGCCAGCAACAAGCATGTTTGTGGTAACTTGACCTTGACGCAACAAGGTTACCTTACCACCAACCTGCATTTCGTCTTTGTGCCAATTGATATGTTGACGAGTTAGATCAAGATTAACAACGTCGTTAAGTAGAACGCCCAGAGGATGAGAACCAGAAACTGTGGCAGCATAGGCTACAACAGCATTTGCATCATCCATAGATACGCCAACACCAGTTGTTGAGGTTACTGCGCTAACCACACCGCCGCGCTCTGCAACAGTATTCATGAAAAAACTGATGTCTGTTTTGTGTTCGATACGATCAGGTTTTAGAGCCATTTTTTATTCTCCGTATAAAGATTACTTAGATTTTTTGCCTAATTTACTGTAAACAAATTGCACAAGAGCCGCACGAGTGGTATCTTCTTCGTCAGAAGAATCTGAACCAACTGTGATATCAATAGAATCTTCTGTTTCAACAGAATCTAATACAGAAGAACTTACCTTAGTTGTTTTAGCTGCTTTTTCTTCTTTCTTATCTTCGGTCATTTTCATGGCCTCTGATTCGTCTTCAGATTCTTCTTCAGATTCTTCTTCAGAAGCCTTCATTTTCATTTTCATGGCTTCCTCTTTCTTCATTTTAACAGCAGCAAAAAGAGTTGCCATAGCATCAAAAGCTTCGTCTTCTAAAGATAAGAATTTTTCTACAAAAGCTAGGGCAGCGTCTTCTTCTACTCCATTGTCAACTAAAGATGCTTTTCTTTTCATCATTTTGTCTTTTTTCATCATCTCTTCTTCTTTAGTTTTATAAGCAGCTACTGTTTCTGTAGCAGCGTCTAGCTCTGCTTTCATCTTTTGCATTTCTTCGTCTTTTTTCTTCATTTCGGTATCTTTGGCAGCAATAGCTTCTGATAGTTCAGCTATTTTTGCTTCTAATGAACTTTTGAGTGTTTCAAGTTCTTCGGATGCAGAAGCTTTTACTTCTTCGATTTCTTTTTTCATAGCGATTTCTCTTTCTGTAAATTCGTTAGTTTGAGTTTGTAATTGATTCTCTAGAGCAACATTTTTTTCTTTTAGTGAATCAACAGATGCATTAGCTTCTGCTACAGCTTCTTGACAAGAAGTTTCCATAGCAACCAATTTGTTTTTAATTTCTGTAACGTCTTGTTCTACACTCATTGTATTATTCTCCATATTATCGTTTGGTCGAATATTTATTACACCTAAATTTAAAAATTCGTTATTTTTTTCTGCTACCTGTTGATTATTATTTTCAGAAAAAAGACTTTTATTAAATATTATACTCTCTTCGTTTGCTGGTTTGTCAACAAATCCTTTACCAGTAAATGTTATGTTTCTTAGAACTCTACCTATTTTATAATCATTATTTTCGCCCTTCCCACCATAGGCTTTAAGATATTTTGTTAAATAAGCAGTATCATTATTTCTACTTAATATTTTATACTCATTATTTTGCTTATTAATTATACCGTAATCAAAACCTTTAAATAGACATTCCATACTAACATATTTTGTTCCTGATTGGATTTCACTTATTAATTTTTCTGATCTTTCTCTTAGTTCAGGATTGCTAAAAGCTTTATATATAACAGAACCTGTGAGAATATGAAATTTTTCTGGCAAATTCTCTATTGGGGTATCTGTGTCTATTAGTAATCCTTCTGTTGTTATTGGCCAATTAGATATTATATGACCAACAATTAAATTTTCATTATGTTCTAAATTAGTAGGTTTGTGTTCTGGTGTGTTTTTAGCATTCCAAACCTCGTATTTATCAAATACGTCGTCATTTTTATTCCAATTAGAACTTACTAAAATAGATTGAACATAATAAAGATCATTATCATCGTAGGAGGCTAAGCTCTTAAAGTATTTGCTGGTACTAGAAGTTAAAGAACAAGGCTCTGCCACAGAAGCATAAGATACAGAACGTGAGGCAATAACTTTATCGGCCACGCCGTCTTCTTTTTCTATATCATAAATAATCATATTTTACCTTTATATTATTTGGATTAATTTTCATTATACACCATAACATAAAAAGATGATTTTGCTTGTTTGATTTCTTCAACTGTTAATTCTCTATTCATTTCTGATCTTAATAGATTTAGCCAATTGTAAAAACTTTTGGATATATTACTTGGAGTAAGATCTATAGACTCTCTCGAAAACGAGCTATTTATTTTTTCAAATGGATTCATATTAAAAAATATATTAGTCTTAATATTTTCTAAAGTTTCATTTTCATTATTAGATAAACTGCGTAGATTTTTTTTATCAAAATATTCTAAAATTAATGGATTAATTAGTGAGCTAATTTGGTCTTGTGCAGATGAGGACCATATCATGAGCTTTGCTCCGGTTTGGGGAGAAAACGTGCGCTCTTTGCGCTTTTCTGAATCTTTTGACAATTTGGGGCGTCCTTCTCCAGCTTCTTTGGGCAACGATTCCTTGGGCGGATCGTTAGCCATCTTGGTTTGTAATTGAAGTTTTGATTGATCGTTTTTAATTTCTAGTGCTGTTTTTTCACCTGGTTTTTTCTTTGGTAGTTCTAGTCCCACCTGACTGGGAGTTACTAATCCTAGTTGTAAAGATAGTTTTTTAAGAGCGTTTTCAAACTGAGGATCATACCACGGTCCGGCTTTATTAACCATTCTTTCTGATTTTCTTTCTTTATTTTCTCTGTTTAGTCTATTTTTTTCCATATCAGGATCCAAACCAAAACGACTTTGTAACAATTCGTCGCTAACTAGATTTCTATCTGCCAATTGTATTAATAGGGCTTTTTCTGCTTCTTCGTTGCTAAGATCCATTCTATCAAATTCTATTTTAGCTGGATATTTAAAACCCATAGCTTTTTGCACTAATTCTATTTCACCTTCCCAAAATTTAATTAATGTATCTCTACCATATTGTAATCTTTGTGTTAAGGTTTTTAGGCTTATGAAGTTATTTGTAGTTCCAGCAGCACCGAAAGTACCTGTAAGGGTTGGAGGAATACCCAATCCTGCATAAATAGCATTTAAATGAGGGGTATATTTACCTTCACCTAAAAAGTTATGAACATTAGTATTGCTTTCTAATAATTCAATATCTGGACCCCAAACCAGATCCATTGTGCCTCCACCAACATTATTTCCCAATATAGATGCAAGTTTGGCTGTTGCTGCTTTAGTCGGCGCTATCTTATGTTCCAAATTTCCGAGTTTAAAAATTCTAATATTGCTAATAGCACCATCAAGAGCGGCCATATCTGCTAATTTTAGTTTTTCTATAACTGTAATATCATCCATAATAGCATATATCATAGGATAAGCCCATGCTTGCCAATCGTCCTTTTTGTAATGAAAAACCAAAGTTTTGTCGGGATCCAGAGGAAATGGCTTCTTGGTTTTAGCTGCTTCTACAATAGCTGAAGGTAGTAAAGAGACAACTTCTTTTTCTGAAATTGTTTTAGGACTATTGATAGTTTTTCTTAAATTAGCTGGTAAAATTAATTCATATCTTTTATTACTAACAAATGATGATAATGAACCAGCTGCGCATTCGACATAGACAGGATCTATGAAGGTATATTTCCAAGGAATTTCTTTTTTCTCTACTTTGAAAAGATCAGGATCTTTTATATTCAAATCAGGAGAACCTACTGTTTTATAAAGATCGTCACTAACTTTTAAACTAATTTTTCCTGTTTGTTTATGAATAACAATATTTCCTGTTTTATATAGATTATTCAAAAATCTTTCGCTTCTATCTTTACCATTAATTTTTTTAAACCATTTTTTATAGAATCGTTCTATTCTTTTGTTTTTGTGGACCAATCTAATTCCCTGAACAGCAAAATCTCCCATTAAATCAATAACATTTTTTACTAAACCAACTCTTTGATAAATATCGTCTGCTCGTTTTAGTATTAATTTTATTCTTTTTGGTACCGCTTCATCTGGTCTAAAAGCATCATAATCGCTTCTTGTTAATCCTGGTCTACTTCCCGTATTGCCATCTAGATTAGAAAAATCTATGCTATATCTTCGGCCGCTACCATATGCTGCTGTAGAACTTTGTATTCCTATAAATTCATCCAAAGATTCAGAAGATTTTTTAAGGGCTTCTTGTTTACTGCTAAGATCTTCGCCCCATGTAACATAAGCATCCTCTGGTATCATGGATGCATTATTAATTATTTCTTCTTTTGTTGGTTTTCGTGGCATAAATGTATTTCTATTGTAATTGAAATGATAATTGTATTAAAATTATACACATTTATCTATAAATACCTGTATAAATATCGTCCCCACCATTAACAGCAGAGGTGAACCATTCTGGCCCTTTGTATAATTGTTGCTCTTTAGATCCTATAAGATCTCTGGTATTTCCTCCAACAACATCATAATTTACCGGTTGTAAAGTTCGTGTTAATTGTCTAGCTATCATATTGGCTATTAATAATGAGCTATAGCGGTCTTTTCGTAATCTTCCTTTTTTACCATTGGGCAATTTTACTTCTGGTGTGTCCCATCGATCCCTAGCTTGAGGGCCTGTGCTGGTTTGTGTCATTACTATGGTTGTTAGTTCATTCTTTAATTCTTCTATTTCCAAAATACACTCACTAACACTATCATATAATGGATTTAAATCTGTTTCCATAATATTTTTTCCCTCTTTTTCCATAGCTAATCCAAGGGTCAGGTTATCAAATTGTGGAAATAATAAAGTTTTATCTTCGAAATCTTTTCTTAGTCCGTGATTAGCTTGGCTAGTCCAGTCTGCTTTAGCGAATTGTACTAATTCTAAAATATGTAAACCTTGTTGAGAATCTGTGTCTTTGGCTTTGTCATAATCTATAATTGGCCATATTAGTTGTTCATTTTCTTGTAGTTTGCCCGGATCATGAAGAGCCTCTTCGATAGCTACTCCGCCGCCTTGAGCATCCATTCCGATACGCACAGTAGGAAAGGTTTTCATTAGGTCTCTAATTTTTCTGGCACAGAAACTATAAAAATCATGTTCTGTTGCCAATCCAATTTTTTGACGTTCTTTAAAGTTTGTTCTATTTGTTGCCCAACAATATACTATTCGTGAATGAGAAGGATGAACTTCCAAAACAACTATACTAAAATTGTCTTGTTCGCTAGCGGGGTCAACTCCATAAACATAGCTACAATTAGGATTGCCTTGTACAATAGCATCAAAAATAATAGGCTTATTATTGATGATTATAGGAGGATAGTCTTTTACAACACAACTTTCTATTAAGCTTCTTCTAAAGAAACCCTGACTATCATTAACAAAGCAAGCAGCATATTCCATATTATATATACCAACATGAATAGTAGCTTTTGCACGACTTACTTGTTTATCATCCATAAATCCTTTTGGGATTAATTCATATGGAATTCGAATAATACTATAATCTTTCCAATTAAAATTAGACGGTACTTCTCCACCAAATATGTCTTCTAATTTTCTAGTCTCTCCTTTGCTTTCAATAATGCTTTTGTATCTTTTCCAATACTGAGCAAAATGTTTAAAACCATAATCTGCTGTGCCACTAATCACGGCTTGATTATTCATTTTTTTAGAGATAGTATCTAATTCATCCTGCCAAACACCAGCCTCTTTCATAGCTAGTCTTTTTGCTTCCTCTTTCACATTTTGAATAGGACTAGCGCTAACGGCCGCGAAACCAGAAACCACTGTCTCATAAATATCTGGAGAAATACTACTAAACTCATCTGCTAAAATAATATGGGCACGCAAACCTCTAATTTTGTCGCCATTACCTAACGGAATAGCAATAGCCCAACTATCTCCCAAACGAATAGTACATCTATCAACATCTCGTCGTGGCCCGTCTTCATTACCATTAAAAATACTACGTAGTATAGGACTATTTTTCCAAATATTCTCCATGTATTCAAAAATAATTTTGCTTTGTCTAAACGCAGCGCCAACAATAACAACTTTTGTTCCAGGATAAAAACTGCATTTCAAAACAGCATACAATGCTAGCAAAAATGACTTACTAAATCCGCGGCTTCCAATTAACATAGGAAATGGTCGATTCCAAATTTCTTGCAAAACCATAATTTGCATAGGATGAAGTTCAATATTAAAAATAAGCTTACATGTTGAACCTATATAATTAGGATCTCTTAGAAGTCTAATAAGATGCAAATCAGGATTTTCTATATCTTCTTTGGTCCTATGTATCATAGGATTTTCTATAAGATTAAGAGACGATAAATCTCCTAGTCCTAACCAGGCATCATCAAAATTTTTAAAATCAAGCATTATTTTGTTTTAATAATCTTCGAGATGTTCTTATTGCTCTTTTAACTATCATACTTGCGACGCTCTCTATATATGGTAGATGTCGTTTATTGCTTTCTTCCTTTAACCAACTTAAAATAGTTGGTAAATTTTCTTCGCACCAATCAGGTCCTTTTTCATTCATTTCTAAGGCGTGGCGACGACAAGAACAGTTGGGTGTGCTTTTTATTCCCATACTACTAATCATATTACTTAATATAGTACCTGGCCCATTAGGATTTTCTTCTAGTGTTTTAGGAAATTTAGCTCTCAATTTTTGTTGTGTATCATCTTTCAACTGATTATATATTAGGCTCTCCAGGGATGATCTGGTAATATCTCCAAGTTTTTCGTATTCTATACCATTAGCTAATACAAAATGACCGGGAATATTTTTTATTGTTGCTGAAACAATTTTACTTGTTGGGTTATCATGATAGGTTATATCTAGATAATCCATAACCAAAGGCTCTGGAGTTACAATATTATTATTTTGATCCGCATATGGGGGTGGTGTTATAACCACAGTTTGATCAAGTTTCATTTTTAATTTCCTTTTCTTGTTTGTGTAAAAGATACATTCTTTTAAGTATATATTCTGCTGTTTTTTCCGCATTAGAAGCATTATTACAAAAAAACACTTTGATATTATATTTTAATTGCCAATCTAAAATATTTTTCATAATAAAAGCTGGAGTTATTTTAACTTTATCCCATAGTCTTTTAGGTAAATTAGATCCAACGGGATAGTAAAGAACATCTGTCATACTAAATTCCAATAACAAAAATGAATATTTAAGCTGGCCCAAACGAGCTAAAACATCTTTAAATCGTGGTTCGATTATATTATTTGCTATTTCGTTAATGCTCTTTTTTCTTTCTATAACAAAAACGTCTTGAAGTCCTTCTATGCTGTAGTCTCCGGTATCCAATTTTTTATTAGCAACAACATACTCTTCAAAAGTCCACGGTTGCTGTTCTCTAGTATCTACTATAATAGTAAAGTCTTCGTTATTTATCATGTTTTTTGTTCTTATTATCTGCTATTATTTTTAAAAATACTGCCTCATATGAAACTTCATTTCCCAATATAAGTTTATGATGATCTTTACAAAGAGTAATACCGTTTTCTATATTATATCTTAAATCTACGCTATCGCTCCATCTTTTGATATGATGAACCTGTAATTTTTTATATGCTTTACACCCTGGCCATTGACAC